TGAATGATGTAGCTTCTCTGAACACACCAATGTCAGGCTGCTTTGCATAGGTTACATCTAGTGCATTGTTAGTAGCATCAGCTACCAGTTCATTGAATGACCTAGCACCTTTAGGTCGTACCGTAGTTGAATCATTTAACAAGTCTTTAATCTTGCCCTCATTCAACGTGTCAATTAAATCAATCTTATACTCACGCTTAACTAGGCGTTCTAGTTCACCAAGGAATGCACCCCTGCGTACAAGGTATTCTTGCCAGCGGTTAGCACTGTTGAGTACACTGACACCATCCTCTAGTTCGGACAACACAGTATCTACACCCTTGCCTATCTTAGTAGTTGCCTGTCCACGCCCTGTTGCTTGCTGAAGTTCATTAAGCTGATTGAACATAAGGTCAAACTGCTTGGATAGTTCAGGTCTGTCTAAGATAAAGTCAACATACTCCTTAGTATCTAATCTGCTTTCAGGCCCAAACATATACTTCATGTTGGCAAAGCTATCCTTCCAGTTTTCTTTACTGATAAGAGACTTAGCACCAGCAGCAGCCTTACCACCTACGCCCTTTGCTTCACCCATGTTATACAAGGCAGTGTCCATTACGTTACCTAGCGAATCCATAGGTGAACGAATGCCAGCAGACTGTAGGTTACGTGCAGCAGTAGCAAGCTGAGACACTAGACCACCACGGCGTATACCTTCTAAGCGCATAATGTTATTACGTATGTTACTCTGACGTGCCTGTGTAGCTGCACGTTGTAAGTCTTGCATCTCATTGAGTGGCCTCGCACGTTTAATCTGAGACAGCTTGTTGAGTACCTTACCTGCCTCTGAGCCAGAGCCTACAACAGTAAGGATGTAGTCCTCAAAGGATACATTGTACTTGTTTAGTGTGTCGATGAGTTCATCACCAGCTATTAATTCTTTATTGATGGTCAGGTCAAGTAAGTTATCAATTACAGTCTTATCATTATCAAACGCTGTAGGATACTTAGTCTTTAGGTCTGCTGCTGCAGCAACTAGACCATCTAGCTTCTCTGGCTTGAGTATAGGTGCAGTAAGTGTATCGCCAAGACCAGCCAGTTTAGCTGCATCATCAGCCTCTACATCACTAATACCTAATGCTTTAGCAGTTTCACTTCTAGTATCTTTGAAGTCTATCTCTTCAGCAGTTTCTCTACCTGCCTTACGTGCTAGTTCATCATCGACTACACGCACACCGTCTACTACAGTTGATATAGTCTTACCTGTCTGCTCCTCAAAGCCTAAGATAAGTTCATTCTTTAAGTCTACATTCTCTGCAGCTACCTGTTCAGCCCTTGTTGTCTTAGCTGCTATCTCTTCTGCTGTAGCTTCCTTGGCCTTGTTGATATTCATCTTACGGTCAAGTAGTTCAGCACGGGCTTTCTCACCTCTTTTTTGTAGCTTAGCTGTTTGTTTAGCTTCTCTAAATAGCTTTCTTACAGGACGCATAGCCGCTGAAGCACCCGGAACCATATTCTCCATCATCTCCAACATCATACCCATATCACCAGCAAACTTCTCACCGCCTACTCTGTCCTCAAAGGGTATGTCAACTCCAACAGCTTTTAATCCTTTAGTTAAGGCTACTCCAACATTGGCGGTGGTATCAGACACAGCTTCCATAGCTACAGCTAAATTTCTAATGTCTTTACCTGCTGCTTTACCAATCCATTCTACAATAGGCTGGAAGGGTTCTGCTATAGATTCCTCTATAAAGTCTTCTGGTATCACACTGCCAAGATTACTAAACTCCTCTGCTTTTTTTGCAGTGCTGGCATAGTTAAACGCAGAGTCAGTTTGTTCTGACACTGTTGGTGTAGGCTCATCAATGGGTTCTAGCTTTATTCTATCAACTTCTGCGTCACCTGTAGGCACAGAAGGTACATACCTGTACCCTTCAGGCACTTCACCTGTACGCACGAATGTTTCTTCTGGTGTTTCTGGTTTTTCTATAGGTGATGTTTCAACCTGTTCGATACCATCTTCTTCTTCAAGCGCATCTAACTTACTAGCAAAGCTACTAGCTTGCTCAGTATCTTCCTCTACTAAAACAGCCTCTTCTTCTTCATCCTCTCGTTCAAGAGAATCAAGTTTACTGGCTATGTCATTAGTTGTTTCTACATCCGCTTCATCTTCTAAAGAAACAAATTCTTCGTCTTCGTTCTCTAGTTCATCAAGTTTCTGCAAGAGACTGTTAGCTTGCATTAAAGGTAATCCCTACCTGTCCATAACCTAGTTATAATTTTACCTTGTGCATTGGTATATTTAATAACATCACCCGGTTTCAGCCCCGCTATAAACGCACTAGAACTTGCCTGTTGTTTTGTGGTACTTTTAGCCGTTGCCGCATTTTTAAATGCTTTAATATCCGCTTTAAGAGAATCCTTTTGCGATTTAATAAGAGCGTCCATCATAGGGTCTTCTAAATCTTTTGTCTGTGCGGTTACATTATTTAACGCACGTGTCATACTTTCAAAGTACAGAGGTTTGTTGCCTTCAATTTTAAAAGTAATCTTTCCCTCTATGTCTTCTACTAGTCCAACAGGCTGAAGAGTTCTTTTAATTTCGTTGTTCAGAATAGTTTGTCTATTAGGTTTGGAGAAAGACACGCCGCCAGCAGCCTTTGTATCTTCCGCATTAGCAATTTCAGAAACTCCTGCCATACCTGCTATATATAAATCTTTATAGTCTTGCTCTGTGTAACCCGGTTTAAAATCTTTCGTGGCTAGAGCATTTGATGCAAACACAGCCATGTTTTCGTAGCTCTTAAACGCAGGGAATTTCTTTTCTTTAGCGATTGCTAATTTCCTTTCCTCTATGGATAAATCGGTAGACTCCATATTTTTTACGTGTGCTTCAGCATCTTGTATTAACTGTGATTGTGTTTGCAAATCTTTTATTGCGTCTCTAGTACGATCATATATTTTTTGTTCTTTAGCATCAAGTTCACCACGCTTTGCACGTGCTTCTTGGTCAGCAATTTGTTGTGTTAATGCCTTAACTCTTTTTTGATTTGTGTCGAAAGCCGTTATGTCTCTCTCTACCTTCGCATCTTGCTGTTCCTCCACTGTTTTTTGACGAGCATAAGTTTCTGCAGCACTAAGTCTTGACCTATCCACAGAACCAAACGAACCTGTACTTGCGGCAGGTGCAGTGGCAGGTTTTGCATCAAAGCCTACATTCATTTGTTTCTCAAGACGTGCAGTATCTGTGTCATCACCATCACGCCCGAAGAACTCGTCTATCCTAGATGTACCTACACCATAAGTAGCAGCTTTAAACTGTGTTCCTTTATACTCAGGCATAAGAAGTCCAGCTTCGCCGCCTGTGTAAGCAGTATCGCCTTCTTTGAAATCTTTAAAGTCTGAGCTTATGTCATAACTACCTAACTGATCTGCACGTTCTCTTGCTTTAGTTAAATAAGAAGTCACACCAGCAACACCACCACCTGATTCAGCCAAGCTATCAAAAGCAGCTTTAGCTTTAGTAGCATCTCCATTAAAACCCTCTAATAAAGATCGGTATCCAGCAAGAGCCTCTTCATCTGTCTTTTCTTTTTTGGCTTCATACTTTTCTCTTTTAGTAGCTTCTCTCTGCATCCAAAACTTTTTAGCAGAGCTAAGTTCACCTTGCCTTTTTTCGATGGCAGACTGCAAGCCTTTGTCTATACTACTAGCTAATCCTGTTGAAAACCCTGTCCAAAAACTCATTACTTTCTCCGTGCCATTAAGCCTGTTGGCTCTTCTTCTTTAACTTCAATTTCTTCAACGTCAGTTTCGGTTACTTCATCTTTGTTTTTTAAGTCTGCTTCATACTCTGCAATAGCTTTAGCCATAGCTGAATCTCGTAGTATAGGCTTATTAGGATTTTCTAAACCTGTTTCATACTTAACACCTGCACTGTCACCTATCATCATAAGCATTTCCATGATCATAGGCAGTACAAGCATACCCACATCTACCGTATGTATACCTTCCATAACACTAGACAATTGAATAGTATTAGCAATAGATGTAACAGGCACACCAGACTCTAGCACTTCAGCTAGTTGAACCATAAAATCTTCACTACTCATACGTTCCATGTAGTAGTCAATAGTATCATCTACTGTACTAAATCTAGAAGGAGTTTGCCACGGTCTAGAACCTAACTCAGCAGTTAAAGACTGGCCCGGAATAGGTGCATCAAAGCTAGGTTGATTCGTTATTGCCATTTATTTCATCCCTGTATTTTCTTATGACTTGCATTTGTTTAGCTACACGAACAGCAGGATTATTGTAGTCAAGACCATCTGTTTCTTTAGACATATTATTAGACCTAGTTAATAGGCCACCTGTCTTTTCTGGTTTTTTTACAGTCTTTAAGTTTTCAAATCCTTCAATATCCATACGTTTGTAGGCTTCTCTAGCAGCATTAAATTGTCTGGACATTATGCTTTCTCCGTTTCTTGTTTACTACTATATCCATGAATTGTTTTGTGGCCCATTTTAATGGCGGTACTTTAGCAATTAGTTTAGCATAATTTTCACCATGTGTCATGTATAATTTTTTAAACCAACTAGGAGCATCATATTGTAGCCAAGTACGGAACACAAACCATTCAGCATTTTGTTTGCCATATACTTCACGTGCTACCCAGCAAGCACCAAATAAATATGCACTACCTAATGTGCCAATTAAGCTACCGATAGCATTACCTGCTGCTGACTTACCTGCTGCAGCAGAAGCAGCTTGAGATGTTGCAGCATCTAGTTCAGCAATCGCCATAGCACTGTATCTGTCTAGTTCACCTTCTGCTGATTCCCATGCCCACTCCATAGTATCAGCATAAAAACCCCACAAATTACTGTAAGCTTGTTTACTCATATCAAGAATAGCATTAGCATTCAACTCATTAGCACGATTAACTGAAGCAGTATCTGCTGTAGCTATCTGCCTACGCCACTGTGCATTACTCTGTGCAATCACTAGCTGGTTCTGTGCATTAAACTGATCACGTTGATTGTTTAGTTCTGCGTTAAAACGATTTACTGTATTAGCCTGACCAGCATTGTACTGTGATTGTGCATTAGCTTGCGTTGCATTAAATTGAGATACTACTGCGCCAAGGTTCTGAAAGAACTGCTCTGTTTGGTTTTCACTAGATGCATTAAACTGTGCAGCCGCATTGGTTGCAGCTTGATCTGTAAACATAGACTGAACACGTTGTTGTGCTTTAAATAATTCTGTCTGTTGCTCGTTAGATAAATTAGCCATATCCATCTGCAAGAAGTTCTGTGCATTTTTTACAGACTCTTGTTGCCTATTATTTAAGTTAGACAAATCTAATCCTGCCAAAGCACTTGCTTCCGCAATAACTAAGGCTTGTTTGTTAGATACGTTATTTAACTCCATAGTATTTACAGCACGAGAGTTTTCAAGCTGTATACTTTGTTCATTAGTAAAATTTGAATTAGCTATGTCCCCAATACGGGCAGAATTTTTTACTCGTGCTTCAAATGCCTGATCAAATTCTTGACCCATAAATGTAGCACGTTGCTGTGCCGCAAGTATTGCTCGTTGTTGGCGATTTGATAAATTCTGCTCTTCAAAAGAAGCCACTATAGCAGCATCAGCCTGTGCAATAGGCAAGGCTGACTCCATAGCTGCTTGTATGATAGCCTGACCAGCAAGAGAAGATGCACCTAAGCCACGAGCAGCCATTGTAGCTGTAGCCTTACGCATGGCACCAGCAGCCCAAGCAGGTGTAGCACCGCCATCAAACTGCTGCATTAAGCCATCCAGCTGACCTGCTACAGTGGCTTTCTCAGAAGGTTTAGCTGTTGCAGCCTCAATTTGTTCGGTAAACTTAGCAGCCTTTTCTGCATTAGCAACACCGTCAATAATTTCACCTTCTTGTATTTCACGCACTACTTTATTGTCAATTAAATGTGCATTACCCTGTGCAGCGGTTAGATCACCTACAGATGAAGCAGTCTGTTGTGCAGCCGTAACTTTAGCACGTGGATCATCCTCATTTGTTTGTGCTGCAGATACAGCGTCCATTGCAGTAGTTACTGCAGTCTCTGACATTGCTACATTATCCATCGTGTTTGCTTGTGATGGTGTAATCTTTTCAGCTTGATACGTATTTGCAGTAGCAGTCGGTACTTGTACAGCACCTGCTGAAAAGTCATAGCTAATAGGAACTTCAAATCGTGTACCATCTGGCATAAATGCAAATTTATTACCTTCTTGCGGCATTACTGCTGCACGTGGTACGCCGGGGGTAGGATCACTTTCAAGATACGGACCTGTCAGTGTACCTGTACCGGGAGCAACCATTTGACGTGGGTCTTCTTGAATGCCTGCAGCAATTGTTGTGCCACCAATAGGAACACCCGGCTGATACATTTGTTCTACATTAAACTGTGCTACACCGGGAACTGGAGTTTTAATTTCTGGTGTTTTCTCATCACCTACATTCACACCTTCAGGTAACTCATCTCCTTCTTGATAATACGTAGCAGGAGTTATATTATACTGTGTAGGACTAGCACCTGTAAAAGTAGGTGTACCAGCTTGTGTTCCTGCTGGATTAGTTACAACGCCTCTGTTTGAAGGGGGTTGAGGCTGCACAGGAGGCTGCGGGTCAGGCTGTGGCGGCAGTCCACCTTCCTCTTCTCCTGCAGCCATTGTGGTCAACATAGGCGGGCCATCATCCAGTGGAGGCCCTACAGGTGGATTAGTTTCTGGAACACGAACTTCTGGTACTTTAGTAATTCCTCCTAGATTTCCGGGTGAAGAACCTATATTGTTTGCTACACCACCAGTATTAAACCGTGGCACGTATCCACCTGCCGCCATCATACGTGCGGCATTCGTATACATATTCATCTGTTGTTGCCGTGCAGGGTCTTGGTCAACGTACTGCTGAAACTGGTTCATATCACCTTGATAGCCCATAGCCCCTGCAATCTTATTCATTGCTTGAGGTTTAAATCCTTTGAACATTGCCATATTAATTAATTCCCATAACTACTGTAACTACCATAGCTACTACCATTATAGTGCTACCCATTATCATTGCTTCTAAACGCCACATGCGTTTGTCTAGTGCTTCTAGTTTCTCACCTACAGCAGCGTAACGCACTGCACATTCTTTTTCGTGTGCTTCTAGTTCTAATGCCACACGAAGTTCAGGGGTTACAGACTGCTCTAGTTTCATTTATCTACTCACCTTCTTCAATTCTTGGGTCTATCCAATCAGAATTTAAAGACCACGCTGTTCCATCATAAAAGTATTTATGGCCCATAAAGTCGTCTGGCGTGCTTACCCCCTCGTGTAACACTACATTTGAACTGTTGCAATCATCTATGATAAATTGGGCGGGTTCACCTACAGTAATGTTTTCTTCGGTAATGGTAATAGCCACACTATCTTCAAATAGGTAAAGAGATACATTGTTTTTGGTTATAGTTTTCATATCATTTAACCTGCTATGGCAGCATTGCCAGCGGTAATTGCAGCATTAAGAGGTGTCATATCTTCTGTTGTCCAATAAGTTTGTGGCACCATAATTTCTAAATGTCCTACGTTACGCTGCAAAACAGTTTCATCATCTGTGTAATCATCAGGCGCAGCGATGACTGCGTTGATAAGATTTACGCTATCCATACATGCACTATAGTGCTGTGCAATTTCTTCGGCTGTAATTGTATTTTCTTCAGACATTAAATATTCTCCTTATTTAATTTGGGATTCAAGCTCGTTTACTTTAGCAGACAAATCTTTAATTGCCTGCACTAACACTGGAACCAACTTACCATAGGCTGCTTCTAGTTTTTCTGGATTTTCATCATAAACTAATCCGGGGATATTTACTCCAGTATCTTGCTGTACTTGTTGCAAGTCTTGAGCAATAAAGCCAGTGTCTTCTATATCAATTTTACCACCATCACGCATGTTCCAAGTAAACGATACTGGATTTAAGTGTTCTACAAAATCAAGTCCAGCTTGTAACGGTGCTATATCTGTTTTGTCACGAGAATCTGATAACGATGTAATAGATGTAACTTGACAACGAAGTGCAGTAATACTTGTGTTTCCTAAGGTAACTTCATTAGAAGCTGTCGCTGTAGAGGCTTTTGCAAAATTTCCTAGTGAGCTATTATTATCTCCGGTTGTTGTTGTGTAACCCGCAAGAAATCCGACGCCAGTATTCCTAACCCCTGTCGTTACACTGGATAAAGCACTACCACCAACCCCTGCATTAAAATCGCCTGTGGTCAAAGAACCAAGAACTTGTGAACCAAGTGCAGTATTAGTTTGTCCTCCGTCTACTACATACAACGACTGATAGCCTACTGCTACATTGTAACTATTACTATTACTTGAATTTGCCGCAGTTCCCATCGCCAAGCTACCGACAGAAACATTATATGAGCCAGCAGTGCCATATCTGTTGCCTGATTGATATCCAAGAGAAGTATTCTCAGTACCAGTAGTTAAATTTCGGCCTGCTTCAAAACCAACAATAGTATTCTCAGGGCCAGTTGTAATGTGATAGCCAGCGTTATCTCCCAAAGATATATTGTAACTTCCCGTAGTATTTGAATATAAAGAACTATTTCCTAAAGCAAGATTTTTAATTCCTGTAGTTATAGTTCTAGCAGTTTGATATCCAATACCAATATTATGAGTGCCTTCAGTAACTGCTTTAAGAGAATTGACGCCAATAGCTATATTCCAATCGGCTGTAGTGGCAGTATTTAAAGCGTAAGCACCTACCGCAACATTGCTTTCACCAGAGGTCAAATTGGTGCCAGAGTTATACCCTACAAAAGTATTGTATTCGGCTCTGGGAGAGCCAGTTAAGAATGAAGTGCCTGAATTAGTTCCTAAAGCTACATTTTCATAAGAGTTTGAAACCGCATCTGAAAGCCCGTTAATATCGGAAGCACCACCGCTAGCAGAAGCCCAAGTTAAACCACCAGTATTGCCGGATTGTGCTGTAAGAACATAGCCGTTGGTTGGGCTGTTTGATACTTTGAGATTAGCTTCATCGACAACATTATCAGCAATTACAGTTGCGCCATCAGCCGTTGATGTGACTTCTCCGCTGTGGTTTGGATGGACGTAATTGTTTGCTTCAGCCCAAGTTAGACCACCAGTATTACCAGATTGTGCTGAAAGAAAATACCCATTACTAGGACTGTTACTAACTTTTAAGTTGGCCTCATCAACAATGTTATCTGCAATAACAGTAGCACCATCTGCTGTACTTGTTACTTCACCTGTGTGATTAGGGTGAACATACACAGTGTCTTTTTCACTGATTACAATAAGTTTACTAGATGAAACTGCTATACCCGCAAGTACAGGAATAGTATCGGCAGTAGTTGCCAAAGTTCCATCGCCCTGTACAAAATATCTTTGACCCGCTGTTAACCCAGACTGAGCATCATCAACAGAGCCAGTAATTTGAATAGTAGCAGTAGCACCATTTGAATACGCAGCATCTGATATACCTATATAATTTTCGGCAGATATATTAGAAGAGCTTCCAATAACAACAAGGTCACCCGTTTTAGTATAATTTGGCGCACCACTATTGCTTGTAATAGTAACAACAGTTGCATTAGCATTACTGTCAAAAACAGGAAAGACTGCATCCGTTCTTACTGAATTAAAAACAGACGCACCGCCATAACTAATAGATGTACCACTTACAGTACCCTCTACGAAAGTACCGTAATCACTGTTACCTGAATCTTGGTAAACAACAATAACTTTGTTAAGATTGCTATCAAAAACAGCAGATGTTTCTGATATACTATTAGAACTAATTGTAACTTTACTGCCAAAACTAATAGATGTACCACTTACAGTACCTACGTAAGAGCCGTTAGTATAACCACTGTCGTTAAAAACATAAACAACTTTATTAGAATTGCTATCAAAAACAGCAGCACTACTATTAGCGTAATAACTATGAAACGCATTAGCAGTGCCATAGCTAATACTGGTACCACTTACAGTACCCACTCTAGCAGTTATGTTATTCCCAGTATTTGAGTCATAAAAAACAACAACTTTATTAGAATTACTGTCGAAAGTACATTGAGTATAATAAGTATACGTGCTTGTACCAAATAGTACTTCAGAACCAAAACTAATACTGGTACCACTTACAGTACCGACTTTAGAGTAGCCACCGTCAATGCTATCAGAACTATAAAAAACAACTACTTTGTTACTATTACTGTCAAAAGTAGTTGCAATCCATTTTGTAACCGCAGAATTAAAAACAACTGCGGAACCAAAACTAATACTGGTACCACTTACAGTACCGACTTTAGCAGTACCATAGCTGTTATTGTTTTCGTCTTGATAACAAAGAACCACTTTGTTACTGTTACTGTCAAAGGTAAGAGTTATATATTCTGGTTTTTCATGGGCAATGGAAGGGGTATGAAAAGTAACTGGCGTACCAAAACTAATACTGGTACCACTTACCGTACCAACAACAACTTTACCATTTTTCGATGCGTCTTGGTAAGCCAGAACAACTTTATTAGAGTCACTGTCAAAAGTACTTCCAAAATTACTAATTGTTTCATCAAGAAGGTCAACTATACTACCTGCACTAAGCCCAACACCAATAACACTTACAGTACCATCTGAGTTAATAACAACTTTATCACCATTACTTAGAGAACCAGATGCGGTTGCTTCTAGTGTTGCTCCACCACTAGCTGCATCAGCAAAAGATAATGCACCTGAACCGTTTGTAGTTAGGAATTGTCCACTAGAACCATCTGCCGCAGGTAAAGAAAAAGATAAATTACCACTATATGCACTATGTGCCGCAGACTTTAATTCAGTGTAGTGTGCATTGCTTGACTCACAATAGAACCGCATAGCTGCAACACTACCTGTTCCTGTGCGAATACTTACAAGACCATCTTGTAGGGTTACACCACCACTAGAACCATTACCACCAAATGTTGCACTACTGCTATTGCTTAATGCAACTGTACCTGTAGCATTAGGGAATGTAATTGTATGGTCAGCCGTAGGGTTTGTAAACGCTACAGTAGTTTCATTGCCATCCGCACCAGAACCCTCTACAGTAAAGCCTGAGTCGTTAAGATGCATACCTGTTACAATAGGACTTGTTAGCGTTTTATTAGTAAGTGTTTTAGTTGTACCTGAGAAGTACGTGTCTAGTAAATCTACATCACGATAGCCTATTTCGTTACCATTATCAAATACTAATAGGGCATCATTATTGGCTATTGCAGTGCTTGTGTCTACACTTACAGCAGAAAAATCAGCTACAGTGTTTATTTCTGCACCTGTAGAATTAAGACCTGTTACGTTATTAGATGTTGCAGCTACACTATCTACATAAGCTTTTACAGATTGTTGTGTTGGAATAAGTGTGGCACTATTAGAAGACATGTTATCTTCATCTACAAATGCAGTAGCGGTTATAGCACCATCCGTAATACTACCAAATGATACCGTGCCACCAGTAATAGTGCCTGTAGTTGTAATAGCACTTGAACCATTATCAATAGCTCCAAAGCCGCTCGTGATACTACCACTATTAAGTGCGCCTACCGCTGTAGCAGGAGCATTAAAGTATGTAGCTAGGTCTGTTACAGCAACCTGTACCATAGTGCCATCATCATTCATTACAACACGGTCAGCGTCAACTACGGTTGTTGACGTTGCAGATGTACCACCATCTATAATGTTTAGTTCAGCAGGTGTAGCTGTAATAGCTGTATTACTTGCTGCAGCTAATACAGGAACAGTACCTGACTGATTAGGAAGATTGATTGTGCGGTCTGCTGTTGGGTCGACAATAGTTAGAGTGGTCTCATGGTTATCTGGTGTAGCACCCTCAAATACAATAGCATTCTGGGCATTAATAGTTACCGTATCTACAACAGTCTGTGTACCTGATACTGTCAAGTTACCTGAAACAATAAGGTCTTGCGATACAGTTACGTTACCACCAGCAGCAATAGACATTGCATCAGTATCACTAGCGGAACCAATATTACCACCGTCACCGATAATAATATTACCACCCGTAATATTGCCAGTAGTTGTGATTGTGCTAGAGCCGTTATTTATTGCACCAAAACCACTTGTGATGCTACCACTGTCTAAGGCACCGACAGCAGTCACGCTACTAAGAATACCTAAGTTACCACCTAAATATGTAGTTAAATTAGTTATGGCAACTTGTTTCATAGTGCCATTGTCGTTGATTATGACTCTATCTGCATCTGCAAGAGTAATAGTAGAAGCTGACGTATCACCATCTACAATATTTAGTTCAGCGGCGGTACTAGTAACTGCAGTGCTAGCAATAGAAAGTGCATCCGTTTCTAAAGTAGCGGCATCTAGTTCACCAGTAATTGTTATGTTTCTTGCACCAGTAAAATCTTTATTGCTATCTACAACTATTGCTTTAGAAGCTGCAACAGTTCCTGCTGTTACGCCATCTATAGTTTCTAATTCGGCTTCATTAATATCAGCAGAACCAATTACAAAACTTGTACCTGTAATTGTTGTACCAGTTATAGCTGCTGCACTAGCACCACCGATAACAGCACCATCTACTGTACCGCCATTAATATCTGCAGTATCAGCTACTAGGGCATCAATATTAGCTGTACCGTCAATGTACAGATTACGCCACTCAGAGCCTACAGCACCTAAGTCGTATGTATCATCAGCCGAAGGTATTAGGGGAGAGGCTACATCTGCAGTAACTGTAACTGTGTCACTTGCAGCATTACCAAGAGTAGTATTCCCATTTACAGTAAGATTACCTGTAAGGGTAGAGTTAGTGTCTACTTGCAATACGTCTATTGTGGCTGTACCATCAAGATACAAATCTTTAAACTGCAGGCTAGATGTACCTAAGTCAATATCATTAGTGGTAACAGGAACTACTGCACCGTCTTGAATACGTATCTGTTCAACAGCAGCACTAGACACTTCTACAAAGACACCAACACGATTGTTTGATGTATCTATAGCTACTTTGTTCAGTGCGTCTGAGTCAGCAATTAAAGGTACATACGCACCTTCTGCTGTAGTACCATCGTGCTTATGCCCTGTGCTTGCGCTAAAGGCATCCCGAAGAGCATTGTATTCTACGTTAAGCGGATTAGCACGTACAACAGCCGTTGCAATAATATCCGCTGAAGATTGTCTTGTATATCCTGCCACTTGTTATCTCCTATCCCCTGTTCCATACAATATTGATACAGCCTGTATGGTATGGCTGGGGCTTGTACTGTTGGTAACATAAGATACTGAAATAGAATCACCTGAGCCACTTATGTTAGTACTACGAATTGGTGTAGGGTTTCCGTCATAGATGTCTGTGTCATCATAGATAGTTGAAGTTGCATCAAAGAAAGATGCTGCACCTGCTGTAGTTAACTCTACGTTTGCAGGTGTAAAAATTTCTGCATCACCAAAATTATACTCTAAGCCTACAGCTATTGTTGACTCACCCTCTGATTTAAGAAAGGTTTTAACTCTGTAAAATACTTTACGTAATTCTGGGTCTTGCATAAAGTAAAAAGGAGTTTGATAAACGCTTAATATATCACTCCCGCCGAACGAGTTACCCTCTTCTTGCTTGTACACTTTACCAGCGGTATCTCCATGAAGCACAAACTCAAACTGTCCTACATATCCACTGGCTACTGCTGTTGCTTCAATACCTACAAGCTGACTATATTCAAATGTAGACTGCGCTGAAGAACTTTTACGTATGGCTGCTAACAAAGATAAAGAAGTATTGTTTTCAAAAAATAATCTAAACTGAGATTTTCTACGAAGTATTAAGGCTTTTAATTTAGTTACGTCTTCGTTTTCTGTATAGTTTTCAAATGTTTTTTGTATCTCACGTGATACTGTTTCAAGTTCAACGTCACCAATCCTAGAGGTTCCTGAAATTGGTCTAATGCCATCTGGACCAAGAAAGATAAGATCGCCACCAAATTCTACTACGGTATCGGGTGCAACGCAACCTAAGTCATTAGTAACGCTTTCTACAGTAAAATTAGAGTAGTTATCACCAATAATGCGTTTAATTTGATTTTGACCAAATACATACAGTTGATTACGAAAAGACTTTATTTGTGTTATCGTAAAGCCTATGTTAATAACACCTGCTCCATTTGCCGGATCATAATCTGTATCTGCATTAGGAGAAGAAAAATAAATATTAAAAGGTTCGTCAGGATCACCAGCTAACCATAAATGATTTGCAAAAGCAGTAGCAAACTTAGGGTTGTTAGGAGCATTAACATGTGTTATCTGTTTGTACGTAGTTCCATTATATGTAGCTGCAAAATTAATACCGTCTGTTAGTACTAATGTTTCTTCAAACCAATTATACTTTTCAAAGCGTATAGTGTCAACGCCTGTCATAGTAGGGTTATTTGGTCTGTATTCTCCTGCACCTGAACCTACAGTAATGGCTGCTGAAGTTCCAGCAGATACAGCTATTTGTGTAATAGTGTTAAAGTATCCGGTACTATTTACTGTGTTATTATTTGGCCCTGCTACAATTTCTACTAAAGCTACCCCTGAAGAGTTTGTTCCTGTTATAGTAAAGTTTTTACCGGACTCATCTGCCGTACCTGTAATAGTAACTTGTCTAGGTTGTTGTGCAGCAGAAGTTGTGAAGTTTACACTGCCACCATCTGCTAAAGCACCGTTTATAGTTAGATTAACAGCACTACCCGGAGTTTGAGATGCACATACACCATCAGGATCGTTAGCAACTAAGTCGGTATTTACAGTAGTCCAACCTATAACAGTAGGGGTACTTGCTACAGTGCCTGTTGCACTAGATGTACCACCCGTGATTACGTTAGCTGTAGCAAAAATATTAGTAGGTAATCTGCCAAAGTTTACCACAATAGAATTTGCTGCTATAGATATTACTGTGCCTGTCGCAGCTACAGCAGTATCATCTGATGAACTAACTACGCCTGTAACAGTTTCTCCTACACTAAAACTAGAACCTTGTCCTGTTCCTAAAGCTACAGTATAGTAGTGGTTGTAAAAATGCAGGTATTTATTTCCAGAAGAAGGTGTTCTGCTGCCAATTATACCTTGATTTATTTGACCATTTACAGTTAAACCTAAAACTTTACCCGTACCCGGTAATGTGCCGTAAGAGTTTTCATAACCGCTTATCCGTCTGTACCCACCCTCAAGTGATGGTTCCATATTAACTAATCTAATAGCACTTCCGGGTAAATTACCACTTTGGGTAATAGGGTCAACATTAGTGACAAGTCCCCCTGCACAAACAGAGACAAAGGTTTGTAGATTGTCTGCCATTCCTAAATTCTATCAACAATTGCACTAGAAGTAGATCGTTGTAACATGGTAGATATAACATTAATATGTTGATCTAAAACTAATCTACGCATCATTTTTATACCGTCTTCAAATTTTACACTATGCATATTTGCACTTTGCTCATTTGATCTAAATATCATCATATACATCATAGCACCATCAAGAATTACATGTTTAAATCTATCTGGTACAATTGATACATCACTATGTAAAACTAAATCAGCAGGGAACTTAAAATATCTATATTCAACTACGTAAGCTGCATCAGGAACAGGAGTAACACCAAACTTTGTATCCTGTGTTGTATATACATATTCAGGATCGCTTCTTCCACCCTCACCACTTACTTCTTCATTGCTTCTATACTTGGTTAAATATTGATCATAAGTAAGCAGTTTTAGTTTTTTAGGTATGTTATTTTTTGATGTAAGTCGTTTAATAAAAAAAGTATCCCAGTCTGCTTTTGAATAATCGGCAGGAAAAGAATACACACCAGTACCTGCAGTTAACGTCTGCTCATGGGTAACTAAAAGAAAAGGCCACTCTTGTGCATCTTGGAGCGTTTGTCTAATAGCAGAATTAATTGCATCTTTAGCTAGTGCTTGCACGTTTTTAGCAGCAGCAAAACTAGACTCATCTATTTGAACTTCGTTTAATCTACGCAATAGTTCATTAGTAAGATTGATAAATGTACTCATTGTTATAGCCTTTTAGCAGGTGTAAAATATAGTCTGGTAGAAAGAGTAGCGTCAAAGTTTTGACTAGATGTATGTCTGAATACTAATACCTTATCTCCAGCGTGTAAGAATAAAGGGCCGCTGCTGATAATCTGTATACTGCTATGTCCAGCTATAGCTTCTTCACCTACAAGAAAATGATAAGTATTGTCATCGGCATGATATACTTGAATGCCTATATTAGAAGTAGAGTTATCTTCATTGGCAACCATAAGAAAAACAATTTCAGCTTCGTGATTATCAGGACAAGTAAATAATAGTGTAGCGTTGTTTGGGTTGCTAGTTGTACTAGCTGAGTTGCCCGTTACTTCAACAAACTTAGTATCTGTTCTAAAATTAGCACCTGCCATTTACTTATTCTTTTTACGTTTTAAATTATCTACAAAAGTTACAGGATTAACATAATTCTTTTTGACTAGGCCACCAGCAAATAATCCCATAGCTGCAGATGTACCCCTAGAGGACATCATGCCTTGTGGCGCACGTATAGCAGATGGACGGTACTTACTGTCTTCTTGTTCAGGAGTTCCCATACCACCAAAAGCATATTTTTTAATTTTGCGCATTTATATTAATCCTCTAATATGTAACTAAAGGGCCACCCGAAAGCAGCCCTCTAGTGTTTTATTTACGCAAGTGCGTCACGGGAAACTTCAGCAGCTTCCATCTCACCAAGTGAGCTTACATCCATCAGTACGGCGAAAACACGAATTTCACCAGCAGTAAAGGATGCGCCACCACCCGCAAGGGTAAGGTCCAGAGTATCCGCAGAACCGATAACAAGATCAGCAGAGACAGTTACGCTAGGTGCATAAGCACCATCAGCAGCACCGTCAATGTCAAACGCTGTTACGTATTCATTGTCATCTGCGCCAGTACCAAGAGCAGCGGTTGCGTCAGTACCAGTATTCTGAGTTGCACTGGAAGTTACCTGAAAACCAGCAGCAATAATCTTGGTGTTCGCAGGAACAGTGATACACTGTACTACGTCACCATTTGGATTGATGCTGTTAGCAGTAAGGTCAACGACCTGCTCAACCATATACGGATTGCGTCCACGCTGGGAATTACCCATAGCAGGAGCAAGAGTAGCAGTAATTGTAGCCATTGTTTATTCCCCCTATGCTAAATGGTAAATGGCGTTGACAAGAGCTTCAGGACGAAGAATCTTGCGGCCGTACAAATGCATACCCCGAACAATGTCGGCGAAGCTGTCTGGATCACGGTAAGTTTCAGTCTTATTGATCTGCTCTGCAGTAGCAACAGCAGATGAATGTCCTGCAACAATCACACCATAGCTGGATGAACTGTTTGTGCCAGCGAATGACGGGCCAGTACCAACTGAAGGTAGGTTGTTTGACTGATAGACTTTGAAGCCGTGGATTTGTGTGGACACTTGACCGTTTTGCAGTCCTGAACCACCAAAATCTGCATTGAACAAACGAGAATCTTCGTCTTTCAATACTTCCATGAACACTGGATCAAGGATCAACCAACGACCTTGTGAGTCCACGTTCTGCTGGTCAAGAAGACGAGCCATACGTGCAATCAAAGTCAGTGGGTGAGTGTCACCAGCAGCAGGAGTTGCGTCAGTTGCGCCACCAGTACGAGGCTGGATAGCAATAGCGTCACCTGCAGAGCCTGCAGAACCTGCACCATCAGTAAAGTCTGATGCGTCCAGTTTCATGCTTGCAAGCAATTCGTCTGTACCAGCAGTTGCAACAGCAACGGAACCATTTACGGTTGTGTTAGCTGTATTGGCTGCACCATGCAGAGCAGATTGCTTAAAGCCTGACATATAACCAAGAACGTCTTGGTCAAATTGGTCAGCAAGGCGATACGCAGCACGGTCACTTGCCAGAGACTGGAAGTTTACGTGTGAGTGTGCCTCTTCAATGTCATCAACCTTAAATGCAAAGTAGTTAGCTTTGTCAATTGTCAGGCTGAAGTCTTCGTCATCAAGGTCTTGCGGCGTGATGGTTGTACCACGGGCGTAAGCCTTAACTGTAATTTCGGGTTCCTTGATAATCTTAACGGAATCACCCATTGCAGCAATCTCACCGAAGTAATCGGAATTAGTGATTGCCTCAGCAACAGCAGACTTGCGGAAAGCAAGTTGCACCTGTTTGCTGTAAATTACGGGAGAAAAATTACCGTTAGGAAGATTACCATAACCACTAGCAGTAGTAAATGCCATGTTAAAATCTCCTATGTAGCATTTTACAGATACAAACTCGCAAGACTAATTAGGAGGCTGCTTCACTTGGGTGCGTGTTATAACAAGGTGGCCGCCCTGTTATTCAACGGGCCATGTTCGTCAGGTAATCCGTAAGACTTGGCTGTTTGCAAAATTCGGTATACCTACATTGCGCTTAGTAGATATACCTATATGACTATAGTTATACTTAAAAATAACTACTTGTCAACCCTTTTTTATCTAGCAGAGCCAGAAACATCATAGATGAACTTACCACTACGGATAGCTTCCATGATTTCATCTGCCACCTTCTCATATTGTTGTGGTGACATTTTCTGCACTTCGGACTCTTTTAGATACCCAGAAGCCTCATTATTCTGTGGCTTACTGCGTGAGTTCTTTGTAGACACAGACTTAGCTGCATCTCTATCTGACTTAGGTTTTTTATTAGAAATACCCATATCAGCTTTATATAAATCAATTGCTCGTGCTGCAGAACGTGCATCATTGTCATTGTCATACAATGCGTCCTGTACCCACTTAGGCTGTTCTTCTGCCCAGTTGTGAAAGTCATCACTGTCTCTAATCTCATCAAAGTCAGGATGTATCTGCATCAATGCTGCTTCAGCTTTTTCTTTAGTAGCATTAAGCTGCATCTCATCAATGAATTTTACACGCTCTTCTAAAGCACTGGATTGTTCACGTGCCTTCTTCATTGCGATTGTTTCAACGATAGCTGCTACATCTGGGTAGTCTGCTGCCCACTGCTCAATGTCTTCATCAGACTTAGGCAGTTTCATTTCTTTCTTAGTGGCTGACTCAAGCTGCTTTTTCATTGCATCTAGTTCAGTCTTAAACTCTTCAGCTTGCTTTTGCTGGTGTCGGCGCAGATCAGAGTAACGCTTCTTAAATGTTTTCTCTTCAGCGGATGTAGGCTCTGCTTCTTCAGGTTCAACAGTTTCTGCCTCACCCTTTTGTTCTTTCATTAGTTGCTCTAGTTCTTCTTCTTCAATCTGTCGTTTTTCTTCGTTAGTGTATTTACGATTAGCAAATGCAACTTTCTTTGGTGTCTGCATTTCTTCTGCCATAATTGTATCGTTCATTATTTATTCCTTTGTTGGGGCCGCTGTAGCCACACTGTCGGGTGTGGGGAGTGAGTAGCCAACTAATTGTAAGATTTAAGCCTCTTACGCAGCTTCTTGACGTACTTCCTTATATCTACCGTGTACTGTGTAGATATTGTTTTCTGTGTGTACATCAAAGCTTTCACCATCAATAACGATAGATACTGTTGGTGTTAACTGTTCTACATACTCAAGTGATAATACAGGAATACCATTAATGCTATCGCCGACTACCAAGTCTTCTGGACGTGTCCATGTGCCATTTGCTAGTACAGGGTGGTCATTACTAATCTTGAGTTCATTATTGATTGCGTAATAACCGCTACGCATATGCTTGTGTAGAACTTCCTTGACCCTGTAGTTATCAATCATGTCACCAACTTTGATATTAGTAACAAAATCAATTACGCCGTTAAGTTTAATCTTCATGTCTTCGGTTAGACAGTCCGTGCCGCCGCCGTAGCCGCCCCCTTGATTACCACTAGATGTACTAGCGTCTCCATCATTACCTGCATCATCTCTATCGCCATCTGGGCCGAAAGCTGACCCAAGATCAAAACCTGCGTCATTATAGCTTCCATCCTTTTGCACTCCTCCGGGTCTACTTTCATAACCCCTATCGGCTCTTGCCGCATCAACTGCTGCTTGTGATGCGCCTCCTGATACTTTACCGCTTGGGTCACTGGCTAAACCTCTTTCTGCCAGCATACCACTTTCACGCATTTCTTCTTCTAAAGTTGTTCTACGAGCTTGTTCTTCTGCTTCATTTAATGGCCCTAAATGATCTGTATAACCTAAAATATCTGCAAAATTATTGTACTTGCTTTTAGCAGCATCTGATAAATTAGAATAAGACTCTGCTCCTAGTTTACCGCCTCGCCAACCTGATTTGTTACCAGCAGAAAGAGCCTCTTTAAAATCAGAAAAAGAAGAATAATTAAAAGTACCTGATTCATTTTTACTTTGATCGCCTGTTCTTGGGTCTACGGCAATACCATTTTTATCAAAAAACCCGCCAGAGTTAGGGTCTAAGTCACCCTTTTGAAAACCTACATATGCACTAATTACAACACCTAAAGATTTCTCAAGTTCACTACGAGATTGCAAAGCAGTTGCTAATGTGCCTTCCTTTGTTGGCTCTGTTCCAAAAATATTTAAAGCTGTATCAGGCAATAAATTTTTAATAAAAGTACCTCCCGGAAGTACATTCAATAAATCAAATCCACGATTACCTGTTATTGCATACCTGTCTTTAGCTGACGTTACTCCCGTTTTAATTTCTTCAGGAGAGTAACCAGCAATCTTTTCTCCTGTAATTAAAGAAGTGCCGCCTCCATAATCAGGACCATCTCCTTCTTCACTTTCAAAATCAGTTGGTCCAACCGTACTTTTAGGCGAAGTAGTCTGTATAGCATTATTTTGTTGTAATGTATATCCTTCAGGAATAGGATAAAGAGGCTGACCATTCTTAAAAGGTATTCGTAGAGTTTGTCCTGAACTATTTACATAAGTTCTAAACTCATCATACTGACCGGGATTGTTTCCTACAGTCTGACCAAAGGTAGGTATATTAGTTGTTTGAGTTGCTCCTATAAATTGAGTACCCGGAAGCTGCGACCCTTGAAATTGTGGACCTTGTTGTACAGGTTGCGTAGCATAGTCTGGTATTGTTGGTGCTACATATGGTCTAAATCCTGTAGTTGGTCCGGGGTTAGGTGTTGTAGTAAAGTTAGTACCCGGCATTTGAACTACACCACCGTATGCAAACTCTTGAGGAGTATTATACTCGCCTTCATCTTCCATGTCAAGGTCTTCTATAGAAAAAGGTATATCATCAGGAAGAGTAGCTTCTTCACTATTACCCATCTGCCCCATAGCTTCCATACGTGCAAGTCCCGCTTTAGCTTCTTGGCGCATCTCCATAAGTTTTTCTAATCCAATAAAACGTACTACGTCTGCAGGAAAAACAAATTCACCCTCACTTAGTTGTGCAGGAATGTCATCACGAACTTCTTCTTGAGTGGAACCGGGCGGTACATCATTACCAGATACAGGGTCAACAGTGCCACCCTCATCCATAAGACCACCTTCTTCAAACATATCCATTTGTTTAGCCATGCTATTCATTGGTACTGCTCCACCTTTTGCAAATTCTTTAGCCGCCGATGCGGATTCTCTAACTTCTGCTTCTTCAAGAGCCGCCGCTGCGGATTCTGCAGATATAGGCTTCATATCTTCGTGAATTTTAATATCAAATTTTCTAAGTTCAGCATGAGTTTTTGCCGTAGGCCATTTTTTGCCACTAGCTTTAGCTTTTTTGGCGGCTTCTTCTTCAGACAACATTTTTCCATTCCAGATAGAAGGTATTAAAGTTGGTACTCTTTTGCCTGTTTTATCTGGTAAATCAACCTGTCTAGTAGACACGGTGGATAAAGAACCGTCTTTATTTTTTTTAGCATTTCCAGTTGCTATATTACGATAATGATGTTTAGTAATTTCATCCATCTGCGTTAGCTACGTCCTCACGTAATCGTTTAATCTTACGTAGTACATCTATAGCACCCTGTGCTTTGTGTACCGTTATCATATTCTCTGATTGTTCTAGCACCTTATGATGCTGGTCTACCATGTTATCCAAATACTTACTGAAGTGGTCCCATTGGCGGTTGTTGCCCACCAACGGCTTGAGCTTGCTGAGGAGTTCCCGGCTGTTGTCCTTGTCCATTTGCACTAAATCCTTGTTCACCCGGCACAGGAGCCTGTCCTACGCCTATTGAGCCACCCCCAGCACCTGTAGGGTCCATTGCATCAGCACCCGCTGGTGAGGCTCCTACACCCCCTTGCGGAGCTTCTTGCTGAAACCCTTTCATAATCTCTGCCTGTAAAGCGGCTTCGTCCATATTGTTGGTAACTTTATCGGGGTCTAAGTCCATTGACTTTGCAATCTCACGGATTACATACTGGAACTTAGCAAAGGGTGCTAATGCTGGGCTGCTTGCAATTTGTAAGAACTGCATCAAACGCTGACTGCGTACTTCATTAGCCATGAGGCTTTCAGTACCACGTGCCTTAACTTCTAAGTCTCCTTTGATTTCTTTATCAAAGTCAAACTGCATGTTAAAGCGGAAGAAACCCTCACCAAGAGGACGCAGCAGATAGTCGTCTACGTTCTTAATGATTGTCTTAGTGCTTCCCTGTGCAGCACCCATAAGCATTGAGATGCCAGATGCAGTACGACCTACACCAGACACACCTGTCTGTCCATGAGCGAATGATGGGAAACCTGTGCTTTCATCTGCTAGTACACGTGCCTTATCAAACAGCATCATGTTCTCGCTGGATACGTTAGGAAACTTTGTACCGAAGATTGCCTGACCCGGTGCGCCACCCTGCCTACGGAATACCTTGCCCGGATACAGTGACAAGTCTTGACCGGGTACTAGGTTTGTCTCATCTACTTCTACAATCAAGTTACCTGACAGTACAGCATTGTCTACAGCCATACGCATAAAGCCATTCATCAATGTCTGTGTATCATCCATGTTCTCAGCAATACCTACACCGAAGAATGAGTATGGGTTTAGCTCATATGGTGCAGCATGGTATGGAATTTTAGCTGGTTTGAATGGGTTAAGAACCATGCGAAGCAGACGGTTATTACAGACCCACACGTTAGCTTGCAGTTCATCAAAGTCATTTAGTTCTTTTGGAATGTCTACGCCTTGCTCTTCTAGCAACTCAACGTCTACCATGCCCCAATACTCAAGCACTTCAAAACGATCAATGCCATGCTCTGGTGCATAGTCAGTCAGATCATCTTCCCAGTATTTCTTAGTATAGTTTTCGCCCATAGCGATAGCTTCATTGATAACTTCACCACGGAAGTATGGACGCTTCTTTAGATTGCGTAACTGGGTACGTGACATTTTGTGGCGTTCAATTACAAACTGTGCCTCATCCATATTGTTTGCATCTGGGTCTGGATAGAAATTCCAAACAGATACATGGTTTACTTGCGGTACAGTTTTAAAGGCTGGGTCATATTCACCCTCATCGTTCCAGCTAGGATACTCTTTATCAATAGCAAACGGACCTTTCATTACGCCTGTACCAAACAGTGCCATCTCAAATGAAGCATTACGTAAATGTTTAGATGCACCTGACTCTTCTAACTGGTCATGTATTTTTTTCTGCATCTTCTTAGCTGCAATCATAGCAGGGCTAAAGGTGATTGCTGTAGGAGTCTTACCCGGACCAGCTTTTACTTTGTCGTTAATAGGGTCTAGCTTGTTCTCCATAACACCAAGCTTATCTTGTAGGCTTGCCGCTGTAGCACCTGCTGGTAGGTCATTGCCATCCCCAGCAAACCCATAAGGGCTTAGTGCGCTAGTATCGTCACGTAACTGATCCGGCTCATTAGGATCAAAGTGTACATCTTCTACTACACCTTCTGGTAATTCCGTAGGTTCAACAGATAAAGGAAAACGCTGGTTAGCAAACAAAACATCTACAATCTGCCCATATGCTGCCAGCGTTTTAGTTTTTGTGACTTTAATAAAGACACGAGACTTTTCTGTTTCTGTAAATTGAACATCAGGTCCGTACAAACCACGGTAATTGCGGTAGGCTTTTAGCCAACGATCTTCGTCCTGATACCTATAATCTTCGGATCGCTTATAGCGTTCCATAATAAATGGTATAATCTTGCTTACGTCTACGTCAGAAACAGATGTATCGTCACTGTCTTCTAGTGCGATAGCATCATCTTCAATCATCATTTCATCTTCATTCATATTGCTTTTCCTTAGTATCCAAAGGTTGCGTCTGCTACTCTCATGCCACCGCCGGGTCTACCCATAGGGTCATAGTCAAACACACTAAACTTTGGCCTAGACATTATACCATACCTTAACGCATCGTACAAGTGATCTTCCGAATGTGTGTCAATATCCTCTGGATTTTTCTTGTCAAGAGGAATGGACGGTAGTTGGGCAACGATGTTTGTGCAGTTATTAAAGAAAACAAGTCTAGGTTCCTCTGTAAATTCATCTATCTGTAAACGTCTGTGTATTTCGTTTTTACCAGCTACACGACTGCCTCTACTACGATCTGATGGCCTCCAGCGACATCCCTTACTTACCATTTGCTCCGCAAGAGAAGGGCCAGTATCACCACGCTTATGCCACAAACTGCTATCCAAAACACCATACTTAATAGTCCCGTCACCAGCTTCTAAGTCAAGGATCATATCTGCCAAATCTGTGGCAAGGACTTTAGATACGTATAGTTCTCTATATACCACAAGTTGTTCATTAGGTGCAACAGCAAACCAGACAACGCCAGACTTGCTGCCGTAACCGTAATCGCAAGCCCTAAACTTAACCCAGTTATGAGGAATATCAAAAGGCTCAACAACGTGAATATTGCGGTCAAACTCTGTAAAAGCCGCACCTTCTTTAATATCCCAGTCTCCGTCAAGGAGTTGTCTTCGTTGCTGCTCTGGCATTGAGAGTAGCATTGCTTCGTAGTCACCTGACTCCGCAAGGTATGGATTATCAGAAAGTCTTGCGGGTATAAATCTCCTTTTGTATAAAGGTCTTCCAGCCTTTGCGTGTCCTGCTGGGTATTTAAGGATTTCTCCTGTTTCAATATCGGTTGCATCGTAGGCTCTATTATAAGGCGCAGGGTCAATAAACATTTTCTTAACCCAATGATGACCTCTACCGCCGGGGTTAGTCGTAGCCCTCATATAAATTGGCAAGTCAGGTGCAGTGGACCTAAGACGACTTCGCATGTAGTTCCATGCGTATGGTGTGGCCCATTGTGTAAGTTCGTCAAAACCTATCCAGCTAAACGCTAGACCCTGATAACGCAAGACATCATCATCTCTGTCAAGATAAGACATCCACAACCTTGCGCCAGATGGTGCAGTCCACTGCATCTTTCTTTCTGACCACTTAATACCGGGCCAGATTTTTGGGTATAACTCCTGCGATTTAAATACAAGCTCTCTTAGCTCTTCTGTTGTATGTCGCAAAAGCAACCCACTAAATGCGGGATGCCCCATGTAACGTAATGGATCAGAGA